CAGCGCCAGAGCAGAGCAAGGAGTTTTATTTCATTCAGCTGGAGAACGGCCGGTTCACGGCGCAGCCGACGAACCATGTGCTCATCGAGGATCGGTCGTTCACGACGGCGCTGGAGTGGCCCAAGTTTCTGCGCCGGCAGAATGAGTGGCACAGCGCGGAGGATTCAGAGTGACCATCGAACTCGACGACTGGGACCGCGACTGGCTCGCGCGCGCGCACTCGGAATCAGAGTACCGGGCGAAGTGCAAGGAGCTGATGGAGCGGTGCGCCGAGTACGGCGCCGAGCTCGAGCGGCTGCGCGGGCAGCGTTCCGGCTGCGGCTACCCCGCGTGCATGGTGGATGACCGCTGCGCCCGGATGTGGGCGGGCGAGTGTTCTGGACCGAAGAAGGAGACGACGATATGAGCCACCTAGAACTACTGACCGAAGTCCGCGACGCACTGCGCCGCATGGACCCTGCGTGGTGCACGCTCGCCGGCAAGGCGCAGCTCTCCGATCAGGAGTTTGACGAGATCCTCGGGCGCCTCGAGGATGCAGTGGAGGATGGTGATGGAACGACCGCCTGACTTCGACGCCCTCTTTCGGCTGCTGCGCGACGCGATCATCGCGGCGATCGGCATCCTGCTGTTCTGCGCGCTTTTCGTGGAGGTGATGACATGAGCGACCCCATTAACCCGGCCCACTACAGGGCCGGCGAGATCGAGTGCATCGACGCCATCGAGGCGCAGCTCTCGCCGACGGAGTTTCGCGGGTACCTGCGCGGCCAGGTGGCGAAGTACAACTGGCGACTGGGGCTGAAGGATTCCGTGGAGCAGGACGCCAAGAAGATGCTCTGGTACTCCTCGATGCTCGCCGGCGTGGACCCGAGGGAGCGCTAGACCGCCTCGCCCCGGAAGTAGACTGCACCGGCCTCGAAGACCGCGAGCTCGGGCTGCAAGAGCCGCCCGTCGCGGAAGGTGAGCACCGCGAATCCGCTCGCCCAGTTGTGCGGCGCGGCCTCGGTGTAGTTGAACTGCGGCCCGTTGATCTCGGCGAGCGTCCCGGTGTCGACGCCGTAGCGCCTGCCGCGGTAGTCGGCCCATGCGGTGCAACCGAGCTTGTGCAGGTGGCCGTGGACATAGTGGGTGCCGGACTTGAGGACGCTGTTGTACGCCGAATGGATGCCGCCGTTGAGCGGGCGATGCCGGATGACGGTCCAGCCTTCGGTTTCGGCGTTGACGTGCAGCGCCCACCCTGCCCGCCATCGGGGCAGGTAGTCGAGCAGCGTCGAGCCCGGCAGTCCCTCCGCTTCGGGCGTGTTCGCTGACCAGTAGTTCTCGAACCGTGCATCATGGTTGCCGATTGTGCGCACCAGTCGCGCCCGGCCTGCGGCTCGCTCGATCTCGGCGCACCTATCCTGCACGGCGTGGAGTTCGTCTTTCAAGGTGGGCTGTTTTTCCCACATGATGCGGGCGTGTCTCGAGATGCGAGCGCCGTCCAAGATGTCGCCGTTCAAGCACACGATGTCCGGCTTGAGCGCCTTGATTGCTCGCAACATGGCTTCGTGAGCCGGACTGACCATACCCGGCCAGTAGTGGCAGTCACTCGCCACGATGACGGTACCGTTCCTGACCGTCTCGGTCATGTCGCGCTCGTACTGCTCTGCTCGAGCAGCCGCAGTCGCATCGAGCGCCTTGGCCTTGTCAATCGTCGGCCCCTTCGTCGGGCGGCTGCTGGACGATGGCATGGCGATGCCGTGCTTCTTCTCGATGGTGCGCCGTCGGAAGTACACCTGCCGGATGTCTATCTTTAGCGCGTCAGCGACCTTACGCGCACTTCCAAAGCGCTTCCAAGCCTCGATGATCTGTTCGTCATCCACATATTTCGGCACAGATCACCTTGGGTTGCAGTCGAAAGTGGTCAGCGACTGGTGCAGTAGGCTCGCCAAGTTGTCCACGAATACCTCGTCGTCATTGAGCGGGTGGTTCATTTCTGAAAGCATGGCATGAGCCCACTCGTGGCAGAAGGCCTGCTGGAGCTCGGTGTCGCCCAGATCGCCCCGCAGGTCGATGCGGTGACGGGTCGGGTCGTACATCCCCACCGTGTCCATCGAGTGCGGCCAGCGGGTGCGCGGAATGATCCGCACCGTGACCTCGTGGCCGTGCAGCTGGAACCGACGCGGGATCTGCAGCCGGGCGTGGCGGTCACGACGAGGTGGCACGATATATCGCCTCCCTTTTGAGGTGCGGCGAGTTTAGCCTTATTCTTCGACTGAAAGAAGCCCCGGCACCTTTGCCCCGAACTGGACATCCTGCAGCCGCCGACGGGCGCGCTCCATCTCCTCCCGCATCAAGAGTTGGTCCTCCACCCGCAGCCGGCTCAATATCTGAGCCTGCTGCTCTGGGTCGGTCTGCACCAGCATCCGCGCCATGTCCGCGCGCGACCCAGGGGTGAGGCCCCGGAGCCTGCCGCCGGCAAGGTTTAAGAAAGCCATAAATTGCGCCGCAGGGCCGCCCGCAGCGAACTGCGTGAGCCGCTCGGCATTTGCGAGTTGGTCCACGCCACCCCCTGCCGCCGCCCGCGTGCGCTCCGTGCGCGAGCCGATGTTGGGGTTGATTTTGCGGGCGAACTCTTGGAGTTGGCGCTCCTGCTTGATGCGCAACGCCGCCTGCGCGGCCTGCTCCGGCGACACCGCCAAAAAGTCGAGCATGTCCCGGTTTTGCTTGCTCGAGGTAAGCATATTGGCAAGCCCGGCATCGTTTGCGGAGGCCAGTCGGTTGTAGAGCGTGTCCCGCGCCGACGCGCGCACCACGTCGAGCTTTTCGGGCGACAGCCCGCGAAGGGCAACCTGGCGATCAGACTCCGGCATGTTGATGAGCCGCTTGCCGAGCTCGGAGAGCTTTATTAGCTCCGAGTCATCGGCGAACTTCGCGCGCGCGTCGCGGTACTCCGGCACCAGGTCCTTGACCTTTTGGTCCAGCGAATTGAAGAGCGCGTTGATGCCGCTCGCGTTGACATCTCCAGCACGGAATGCCTTGTCTTTCTTGGCGCGCAGCGCGCGCAGCAGGTAGTCGAGCGACGCCACCGACGGGTAGGCGTTGGCGATCAGGTTTCCGTCCTTGTCGAACAGGTCCGGAAGCTTGAGGTTTTCCTGCCGGATCGCGTTTGTTTGGGCCTGCTTATAGAGCGAGCGCGTGAGCGGGTCGCGGGCGATCATCTCGACCACTTCCTCGTCGGGCACGATGCCGACCGCGCGCGCCTTGCCGTAGAGCTCGCTCGCGTTCATGTTGCGCGCGGCCTCGAGCTTGTCTTGGATGTCCTTTAGGAACTGGCGGTCTCCGCCGGTCATCTGGTTGATGGTGCTCATGACGCGAGCGCCCGAGCCGGAGAGGATTTCCTGCGACGCCTCGCGGGTGATGTCCGCCGCCTCGCCGCCGCCGATGCCGGCGCGCTCGGCCGCGAGCTGGCCCGGCATCCCGAGGCGCATCCCAAATGGAACTGTATCGACGGGCGTTTGGTTAAGGCGCGCATAGGCTGAAGTAAGCGCTACGTCTCCCCCAAGGCGCGGGATGTTGGTCTTGGACTCGCGCACGGCCCCCAGCACCTGCTGCGAGGCAATCCGCTGCTCGTTTGGGTTGAAGGCGCGATTCAAAAGCGCCGCCCCGCCGCGCGCCGCGCTGGCGGCCGCGCCAAAGGCCGGACCGGTCGCGGCGCTAATTGCGCCGCCCGTGACCGCGCCAGAGAGACGATCGCCGGGCTGCGCCGAGAGCGCGCCCTGCGTGGCGCCTATGCCGCCGCTGATGGCGGCCTCGCGGCCGAGGCGCCCATATGCGGATGTCACCGCGCCGACCTTGCCAAACGGGTTGGGCGAGAGCAGCGCACCGGCGAGCTCGGAGACGCCGTAGGTGAGCGGGTTGGCGCGGCGCATGGACTCGCGCTCTGTCGCCTGCTCGCGCAGGCTTTGCTCATAGGGCATCACGCCAGCCGCACGCTCAGCCCCCGCGATCGCCTCATCCGCGCCACCGTAGGAAAATCCCTGCCCGAAGGCGCGGATACCCGTCTGCAGCATCCCCGGCGTTTCTGTTCGCGGCGCTGCGCGCATCTTCTGCTGTCGCACGCGCTCGATGACTTCTGAACTGGTGCCCTCGGGGAACTCCGCGATGGTGCCGTCCGGCATTGGTACCTTGATGCTCATCGTGTTACTTCCTGTTGCCTTGTGCGTCGTACTGCTCAACCACACCGCCGCGCTCCAAGATGGAACGGATCATCTGCGCCTGCACGTCCACCGGCAGCATCGGGTTTGGGAACTGCCGGATGCCGATGTCCACGTCCGGTCCGGTGATCGGCCCGGTCGGGTTCTGCGTCATGGCGATACCAGCGCCGCCAGCGGTCGACGGCCCGATGAGATCGGCGTTTGCCGACTCCACGATTCCGCGCGCGAAGTCGCCGACGACTGGCAGGTTGGTCAGCATTCGGGCCGTGCCACCTTGCAGCACCCTCCCGCCCTTCTGCTTAATCAACTCCTCGATTTCCACCGGCGTTTTCTTGCTGATTTCCGCGATGCTCAATCCCGTGATATTGGCCGCGTACTGCAATGCGGCGTTTCTCGTCATGTCGGCACCAGAGCGTTGGCGCTCGTTCATCCCGGCCATCGGCCCCTGCGTAGGGGTTCCGCCGGCGGCGGGCGGGCGCTGAACCACAACCAAGTCACGACGGCGCACCACCGCGCCGGGCTCAAAGCCCATAGCCCGCGCCTCCTCTGGCGTCAGCACCGGACCCTGCCCTGGGACAGCTCCCGCCGCCCCCGGCGCACCACCACCCGCCCCCATCCGCGGCGGCTCGCGCAGGATCTTGAGCTCGCCGCCTGGGTCGCGCTGCACCAGCGTCCCGCGCGGCAGGCCAAGGCGTGCCACCTCCTGCGGGGTCAGCGTCTGGACCTGCGCCTCTGGCGGCCTCGTAAACCTGCCCGTCAGGGGATCGTAGACAGACCCGCCAACCGTGCGCCCGAGGGCGCCCTCCTTGGCAAACTCGGCAAGGCCGGGCGACATCTGGGCCACGTCTCGGCCAGCCGGGGTGCCGATGAGCATCCCAAGCGCCTCTCTCGCCCCTTCTCGGCTTGGCACGCGGCGCGCGGTCAGCGGGGCCGCCTCGCCGCCGGCACCCGGCAGCGCCTCGATTATCGTGCCGGTGAGGCCACCGAATATGCGGGATGTAATGTCTGGCATCCTGGCCTCTGCTGCCGCGGTGCGGCGCGCGTCGTCTACGGCCTTACGCTCTGCGGCGCGGCTGGCGCGCATGGCGGCAAGCGACTCGTCGCCCGAGCCGGGTGACAAATAGTTGCGGCCAATCGCGCCAAGCAAGCTCAAGGTCGCCCGGCGGCGATCGTCTTCGGTCATGGACTCAGCGTCCTCGCCAAGCAGCCCGCCGATGTAGCGGCTAAAAAATCCGGGCTTTTTTGTTTTCTCTGCCATTTTCGTGGTCCTCAATCAAAGAGCAGGCCGCGCGTCTTGCGGCCGCCGTATGTGCGGTACATTTTGCGGTACATCTCGAGCGGGTCGGCGCCGGTAGGCTCGCCAACCTTGGCCCTAAAGGTCGGCGTCAGGTCCATCTCTTCAGCGTCTTCGCTTTGCGCGGCAAGGCGCATGATTCCGCGCTCTACGCCGGTGCCCTCGGCGTACCGCGTGCCGTAGCGCTTGAACATCTCTTCGTCGGCGTCAATCCTGCGCTGCGCCGCGCGGTCCGTCAGCTTCTTGAAAAAGTCCACCTCACGCCCTCCCGCGGCGCTTGCCGCCGACCTTCTTGTCCAATTCTTTCACGGCCTCGGTGAGCAGCCCCACCACCTGCGG